TGCCCCCAGTTCACATCGGCCTGCCAAGGTAATTTCTTTTCAGCTAGCTTGCTATATCCTGTAGGCGGAAATCGCTTGTAGCTTTTGTATACCCGAATGCGTTTATTCTCGCGGCCAACATTTGACAGCGAGAGATTGTTTGCGATATTCCAAGCGTGATTGGATGATGAAATCCTAGTATTTGGGACTTCTCCATCTGGGCCGAGAGTTAAAAGTGAAAAGTTGTCTTGTCCGACTGAGATAGGCATAGTGTTTTATCGTTAACGATAGAGTTATTTGTTGAACATATTGTTTAACGCTTGTCGGCGTTGCCTGCAACTAGAGCATCCTTTAGCTCTTTGTTCAAGCCTTGTTCCTGCTATTTTATCAACAACACGCGCCACACCATGAATGGCTTGTGCTACTCTATCTCCCGCGCCGATCCAGCACCTATCCTCTGGCTGACGCTCGCAGATTTGTGTTTCGATAATATCTGCTAAATCGGCTGGCGCATTAACGCCATTCGATCTCATGTCTTTGATCGTGTTCTCGATTAGGCGCGTCAATGATTCTCCATAGACAGTTGCTGGGAACTCAAGATTGTTCCGAGTGATTGTGTATTTGTAGAAAAAACCGCCTACAGGAGCGCGTCGAGGTTCTTTAAGTTTCATCTTGCCTTGCGCGTGAAGATGGGGTTTTATCATTCCTATGTCAAGAAAAATTGTTTCTCAAAATGGTATTCGGAAATACGGGATGGTCTTCCCAGAAAACATGAACCCGCTTGAGATCGAGCTTTATTGCTACGCTTTAACCCGTGGTGATTATGGAAGGACGATGCGTGTTAAGAAGAACATGGAGCTTTCTGACTACAAACTTTTGTCGCCATTTGAACACTTCATCCAAGCTGTCCAGTATATGTGGCCGACTGATGTTGTGATTAAGAATCGTGGTTATACAAATACCCAGCTTCTTCGGACTCTTGAGGAGTTGTGCAACAATGACGATGTGTGTCTCGCAGGCGCGGCTTCGATGGGTAAGTCGTTTCCCGTAGGTCTGTGGATTTATTTGGACTGGTGTGCTGCCCCGCATTGCACATCCTCTTGGGTAGCCACTACAACCCTTGGAGCTTCGGAAGATCGTATCTGGGGTATCATCTCTAAACTCTGGAAGTGTGCGTCCAATAAGATTGGGAACCTCGTTGACTATCGCCACATGATTGTTTGGGGTGGCGCGGCGGGAGATGATGAGAAGGACTACCGCAATGCTATCAAGGCTATTGCCTTCCCTCCCGGCTCTGAGGGTCAGAAGGCTATTGATACCACCCGTGGTCGTAAGAACGATAGGATTCGTGTAGCCTTGGACGAGTTGCCCGAAATGGAGATGGGCGCGATTAACATCAGACAGAACCTTTCCTCTAACGATGACAAGGTTTTCATTGGTATCGGTAACCCTTCCGCTGGTGACAATCCCCACACACGCTGGGCTATGCCTAAAGGTCACACCAACTTCGATGCGGTGAATGCAGATATGGAGAAGTGGGAAACTGAAACAGGCGTATGCTTGTTCTACAATGGCATGAAGTCGCCTAACTTCCAAGCTCCTGCTGGTGAACCTTCTCCATTCCCGTTTCTAATGGATCGCAAGAAACAGGCGGACATTTTGAAGATGTCCTATGGTGATGAGAACTCCGTTGACTATGTGCGTAACGCTATTGGCTGGTGGCCTAAGTCTGGTTTCGCCCAAACGATCTTAACCGCCGATGTCATTCGGAATGCTGATACCTACTCTGAACCTATCTGGGATCACAATGACCTCATCAAGATTGCTGGCTTCGATACTGCCTTCACAGCTGGTGGGGACAGATGCGTCCTCACAGTCTGCAAACTAGGCTATGTCCGTGGAACCTCGCAGAAGGTTATGTATCTGGTAAATCAAGAAGTCATCCAGATCGCCGCTGGTCAAGCTACCGAGTTCGATGTCCAAGTCGCCGCGAAGGTCGTTGATCTATGCCGCAAGCATGATGTGAAGCCTAGCAAGTTTGGCATGGATGTTAGCGGTGATGGTGGTCGAATCGGACAAGCTATCATGCGCGAGTGGCTACGGCATGATAAGGATGGTTCTTCTATCGCTCTTATCTCTTCTATGGGTCGCCCGACTGATCGTATCGCCGCCGATGTCGATAAGCGAGCTTGCACGGAGGTCTATGATCGCTTGATCTCCGAGTATTGGTATTCAGCCTTCCATGGGTTTAAGGCGCGGGTTATTTATGGAGTCGATGCCTCTGGTGAACTAGGCCGAGAACTTTGCCTTCGTAGGTATCGCACCAAGAATAAAAAGATTTCTGTAGAGACTAAAGATGACTATAAGGGCAGAACTGGATTCTCGCCAGACTTGGCTGACTCGTTTCTCTACGCACTAGAGATGTCTCGCCGTAATGGTCTTGCTTTTATCGGTAACGATAAACCTGTTCCTACGGATCGCTTCTGGGCTAGGCATGAGGAACAGGTTAAACCTATGTCAGAAGATGACTACTATATGTCAGACGATGACGGAGAGGATTGAGTAATGCATGGTGTGCAGTTGCTCATAATAATTATTAAGGAGATGGATTAGTCCAAGCTGGAATCCAATATTGAGTTCCATTGTATGTAATGGGTAGCCAAGCATTGCTATTTGAACTGTTTGCACTACCCATTTTAATTGTTCCGTTACCAGTAGATGAAGATACAATTGATTTAGCTTTAATAGTTAAATCAGATGTTGAACTTATGTATAAATTTGTATTGTTTACACCATTCAACGAAGTATCTCCAGTTGTCATCCCATAAATTAAATTTGATGAACAATAAACATTTGCGCTATTTACATCTGAATATATCCCATATCGTGTTCTATTTGGAATAAAATTAACAATATTGTTTCCATTCAATACAACTCTTGATGTTGTTTGAATGTTAATTCCATCAAATGTGTTGTTTGCTTGGTTGCCGCAATTTTTAATATAATTGTCAGAAACTATAATGTCGTATTGTGGTTCTGGGCCTAATGGGTTATTAAAATCGGTAATATAAATTCCATGTTTTGCTGCATTGACAATTATATTTCCGTCAATGATTCCTTCAATTGATGGAGCTTGACCTATTGGATATGGCCCACCTTTTGTAGTTACCTCAATTCCGTGACCCCACTCAATTTGAGATAAAGTTGTAGATTTGCCTGCATTAAAAATTGTATTGTCTGTGCAGATGAATGTTTGGGTTCCAGAAAATGCAATGCTTGAATCGAATACAATATTATTTGATACAATAATATTTCTGCATGGGAAATCTTGTTTATCTGATGCAATTACAATAGCACCACCATCACCATCTGAATCTGTGTCATTATTGTAGAATTGGCATCCAATTATACTGCTGTCAAATACGCCAAATCCAAATCCTCCACCATCATTTGAATTATCAAATACTTTTGTTGTTCTGATGTGGATATTATTACAAGTATGAACAGTTACTCCTGTATCATAACCAGTAACATAAATTCCAATATATGATTTTGAAAATTCACATGATTCTATTGTTACATTGCTTGATCCATTTATGTTAGCAGCATTATGTTCGCAATTTTTAATAAATATATTTTCAAGATATACTCCTTTGCAATATGCAAAATTTATTCCATGTCCATTATAGTTTGGAAGACCAGAGGAAACTGTGTTTCCATCAATTCCTATATCTCTAATTAAAATATTTTGTATATTAACTGAGTTTGTTCCAATCGCGGAGATAACATTTATTTGGTTTGCTGCATTCCTTTTAATTATAGTTTTGGACGGGCCATCTCCAAATAGCGTTGTATTTGATATTAGATTTATCCCAGTTACAATATAGTTGCCAGTTGGAATATAAATAGATTTACCAGTATTTACAGCAGCTTGAATCGCAGCAGTATCATCTGCGACACCATCACCAACTGCGCCAAAATCTTTTACATTCGCCACATCTGCAAAGCGAGTAACAAGGTTCCTTGCTGTAGTAGTCCCTGTAGCCGTGAAGTTGGTGAACTCGTTGAAGTTGGTTGCCGTTGCCCACGCAGAACCATTCCATGCGAACATGGTATTCGATACAGAATTCCAGTAAAGCGCACCTTCTTGTAGAGGATTGCCTTCGTTGTCAGTCGTGGGAGCTACCGCGAAAGACCCAAGATAAAGAGCATTAAATTGTTCCCAAAGATTCTCTACATTCGTCTCACTTGCCGCTGCTGCCGTTGCGCTATTAGCCGCATTCGTCGCACTCGTTGCTGCGTTTGTAGCGTTGGTAAAAGATGAAGCGCAGTTAGCTTGGGCGCAGGCGGCGGCTTCACGCGCCTTGTTCACGATCAGCATTCCCTCTTGATTGGAAGAATTATTATTGCAGCAACTCATATTGCCGCAAAAGTCATCTGATATTTTTCAGATGTCAAGAGGATTATCGTTAACGATAAACTATTCTAGCACACCTTGCAATTCCATCAAGTTCGCTAGGTCTTCGCTGATCGTAATCCTGCAAACCTTGTCGCCCTCGAAAGTCGTTCCCAACATCTCGATCTTCTCTAGGTCTGACTTCTTGATCCAGCAGTCCACCCATTGCTGGCGGAAACGAATCTTCTGTGGGTTTTCTGCAACGAATGTGCCTTCGCACACGATGAGTGATTTGAACATATTATTTGAATTGGTAAACTAGGTAGCCTTTTTCTTTCGCCCACGCTGGGTTGTCGTGGATTTTTTGGTGACAGGGGCGGCATACAGCCATGAAAGTGCGCTTCTCACAGGTGTTTTTTCCTCTGCCGCTTTTGTGGTGGATGTCGGTTGCTTCGCCTCCACAGATTTCGCATTTCCCGCTTTTTTCTTCAAGATACTCTCTCCTTACCCTACTGTATTCAATGCTTCGCTTTTTAAGTCTGGCTGAGACTGGGTTGAGCTTCCCTCCTCTTTTCTTAAATCCGCTTTTTGTCTTAAGTGGAGTTTTGCGTCTGAGCATAGAGCTATTATTTTCTCGATGTGTTGCTTCTTCAGTATTGATTTCGAGGATGTCTCGATCTGGTTGATCAAGCTACCTGTCACCCCGATCTTGTCTCCCAAATCACGGACAGACAAGCCAAGCCCATTACGGCAGTCGCGCAGATACACGCCGAACATTTTTCGTGCATTCGACTTGATACTTCTGCTATGTTCCATAGCGGAAAGATAACTGTTATAGGCGACTTCTAACGGGTGCATTTCTAGTAAGTCTAAACAATCTTATTGACAGGTCAATCTTTTTTTCATACCATCCGCAAAAATGGACAATCACAACAGCAACATAGACTTGGACATGACGGCATTTCAGTTCATGGACTTCGCTCGCAAGTCTGTTCTGATTACGAATATGTCTCTCGCTGAAGCTATGGGCGAAGGTATCTTTTCCACACTAGAAACATTTAGTGGGCATGGAGGCTACCTAGTTCTAGGAGTGCGCCCCAACTCTACTGCGAGAGCCGCGACCTACTCTGGAAAAAGAATCCTCTGGTCTGAACTCGCACTTCTTAAAAACGAAGACCTAGAACTCCATCACAAACTACACGCTGTAGATTGCCCAGATGAGCATATCTCTGATCTAGCTTGGACTGATTTGGTAGACCAGATCGAGGAATGGGTGAAGTGCGAGCGTGAGGAGATTGACCTCGATTATCGTTAACGATAAAAAATAATTCTTGACCTGTCACAATCAGTAGTGATAGGGTTAGCGCGTCTGAGAAATCAGACCTCGGCGTAGGAACCGAGTGATAAAAGAAATTAAATTAACAAACAAATATATGATCCCTTGTAGAGGATTATTCCTACTGCGTCAGTTGCCGCTTTCTTTTGACTCTACAAGGGGTCGCCTTTTTTAAAATGAATCCATTAAAAGCCAACGGAGGAATCTTCGTTCGGAATGAAATTATCGGACTCATAGTTTTGAACGACCGAGATAAGATGCTTCTTGCTGCAATCGACAACTATGAGAACGGATTTGACGAAAACATGCATGAAGCAGCCGCGATATTGCGGTGCAGCGAATCGCAAGCTAGCAATTCCTTTGAGAAATTAAGGGCATTGAATTACATCACTAAAGACTCTGACACTACGGGCTGGGTTTTGAATGAAAGTGGGCCGTGGTTGGAAGGGTCGAAATGAGCATGGAAGCCATTACAAAAGTGTTTAAGAATAGCAAAACCGATGGCAATGCTTTGCTGATTTTGCTTTCTCTTGCGGATTGGTGCGATCAAGACTTCTCATGCTTTCCTTCAATTAAAAGAATAGCTGAAAAGGCTAGAGTTTCTGAACCCACAGCAAAGCGATACATGCGCGCTTTTATGAAAATGGGTTTGATAACCAAAGAGGCCCGTGAAGACAAAAGCGGCAGGCAGACATCGAATAGATATTATTTGAATGTTGAAATGATCGGAACAGATGAAGTGACCAAGGAGATTCTGGACTCGGTTACCTATGACAGCCAGCGTCAAGATTGGGAGGGGGTAAGTCGAGTTAGTGGGAGGGAGGGGGTAAGTGAACTTACTGGGGGAGGGAGTAAATCCATTTACCGGGAGGAGGGAGTAAGTGGAGTTACTGGGGCTATAATGAACCATCAGAAAGAACCAAAGAAAGAACCGTCATCCGATTCCGCTATCGCTCCATCGAACAGCAGTATTGAAAACGAAGAGTTATTCACAATTAAAGTAGCTGAGTCGCCTTCGGCTTCAAAACCACGGAAAGTGAAACTCGTCGATGATTCCTTCATCGCTGAACTCAAGAAACTCAACCCCACGAAAGATGTCGATGCCGAAGTCATCGCCGCGAAGAACTGGCTACTAGCCCATCCACCACGCCAGTTCACCAAACCATTCTTTTCTTCATGGATCAACCGAACAAAACCTACGATTGATCCCGAAGGAAGCTGGAAACCAACAACCATCTAACACATGAAACCAAAACTAGTCCAAAAATGGGAAGAACTCCCTCCTGAGAAATCAGTCCC